TAAACCCCCCGGTTCCTGACCCATCTACCGCCAATCGCTCGCCGTCGGGCTTAAACGAAACAACCTCAACTACACACCTGTTTGTGTGCGCATAAACCACCTGCGGCTGACGTGCGGCGTAATGCCCCACTCCAATGGCAATAAAAACACCTAGCAGGGCTATGCGGGTCGGGGCAGAAAACATAGGGCGTTAACTCCTAGAGAGAGGCGGGGAGGCTTGTGGCGAGGTTGTAGGCGTGGATTGTAACGACGAACTCGTAGGCGACCTGGTAACAAACATACGCTAGAAACAACCCTAGTACAACGGCGAATATGGCTTCTATATGCTCGTTAGTCATACTGTTCCACAGAATCGCGTTCTTGTATGGCTTTCAGGATGTGGTGGATTTCGTAGGCTAGTAGAACTGCATTCCCACCGCCTCTAAAAAATACCCGGCGGCCAGCGGTATCAACCGCCGCGATTTCTTTAATGTCGATGTAAAGCGTTCCGATTTTAATCACGGGGGTTCTTCTCCTTTTTCACAATAAGCACGTTGGCGTGCTGTGCGAGCTTACGGGCGAACTCTTCCTGTGTGTCGGGGGTAAAGCCGCGGGCGAGTATCTGGCCTTCTGCTTCTAGTCCTTTGAGGACTTCCAGCCGTTCCTTATCTGTAACCGCTTCTTTCATCAGGCAACGGTCGAAAAATTTCTCTGCCACTTCGGGTGTCATTAAAAAGTATCCAGGCATGCTAATTAACCTCCGGGTTTTGAATCCCACGCCAGGCGTTGACCACGCGGATAACCCTCATTTTGATCGCGTAAACATAAAGCCGATTAAAGATCAACTTGTACTCAACAGTGCCGGTGTGGCCCGTGTGCGTCTTTAGGGGTAGGAATTGCAGGATAAACTTCTCTAGTTTTGACGGCTTATCTATGAGGAGCGCTTTCATTAACGTCCATCCTTTTCAGCTTTGATTTTGTCACCCTTACTCCATCGGCCACAGCCTTGGCACTGTAGGCGCTGGAACTGTCCCGCCTTGGAACGCATTGCGCCGCGGCGCTGAACCTTACCCCCGCATGTGCCACACTGTTCCGTCGGTTCTTTATCGACAAACACGCTCGGCGCTGACTTTGGAGCCCATGCCCGGATTTTAAGATAAAGTTCTTCTGTGGAAAGTACGTCGTGGATGTTATAGGTACGCATTTCGTCCCACGCGGCTTTGTTGCCGTTTAGGCACTCTTTCCACAGCGACCAACCTGGGAAATTCTTATGGTCTAGCTTCTTGTACTTAACGTTCAACTTATCCGTAAGGTACTCAAGCTTGTTGGATGTAAATTTCGAGACACGACGAACGATCTGGTACGTGTCAAGATGTTCGTAGGGACTAGGTGGCTTCATTCCGTGTTCAATGAAACGGGCGTTCAACCTGGGGCAGTCGAAGTTTTTCCCGTTCTGTGTCACCACAATGTCGGCATCGTCCAAGAGCTTCCACAGCGGGCGCACGAGTTCTTTATCGCTGCCGTAAGGACTTGACCGCATATCTTGGTACATGACGTTTTTCTCGCCTAGCCACTTGGCCGCCCAGGCAATGATGCCCGAATCCCGAATAATTTGGGCCAGGGAGATATTCTGATCCCTTAGATCCCAAACGTAGGCTTCGACAGGTCTTGTTTCTATGTCAAGGACTAAAACTTTTTGTCTGTCCATTAGCGTTTCCCTTTTACGATAAGGCCAAATTTGTCGGTACGTTGGTTCCAATCGTCGTAGAGTTCCCGCGCCGTGGCCTTCACGTACCGCAACCGAATCTCCGGCTTATCGCCGGCTGACCAACTGAATTTCAGGTAATGAGCGCCACCGTCGACAGTTGTATTGCCACAGGTGCAGTACCTAAAGTCGTGCCGGGCGCGGCTATAGATTTCGTCCGGGCACAGTCGGCACTGGACGGTGTTTACACGTGTTTTTGATGGCATGGTATCCCCCTTAGGGAAGAAGGCTTGTTACTTCTTTGTGGCGCGGAAGGCTTTACGTTCTGCGGATTCTAGACGGGTCTTTGTGGCGTGGCACTCGTTACACAACCATTGCAGTTTAGTTCGGTCTATGAACATCCTGGCGACGTACGTATTCCAGTCAACGAACCCCGTGGCTGGCAAAACTACCGGCTCGACATGATCGACGGCTCCGACGCTTACCTTTTTCTTCCGACGGGATCTGTATAGTTTTGTGGCAGCTCTCACACTCATAGGACGTTGAACTCCGTTTAGCTCTCTCAATAACTGCGCGACGTTCGGGCGACCATCTCCATATCTTCCGAATGGCTGCAAACAGGTAGCGGTCTGGCGACCACGGTTTTTTCTCCCGTTGCTTTTTCATCAAAAGCTCCTCATTAAAACAATGCACCCGAATGACATGCACAAGAACGGAAACCATCCCGGCCCCTGACAGGCCAGGGCCGCGCTAAAACAAGCCCCCGCTACAATGGCTAGAAACGTATTCATATGTTCCATACTTACCCCTTAGCCTCGCCCCAACTGCCCCCGCTACCGACCGAGGCGTCGAGTTTTATTTCCGGCCACCAAGACGGCGCCGTTGACATTGCTTCATAAACCGCTTCCATAGTCGCAAGCTCTTCTTCTTCGCGGCAGACAATAAGTAGTTCGTCGTGGACTTGACCGTGCGGGCGAATACCCTTAGCAAGGAGTCGCGTAATAGCTTCCTTACAGATTTCTCCAGCGAGGGCCTGACAGATGTTTTCCGTGATTTTGCCGCCATACAGTTTTACCGCCTCTGGTTGTTTCAATTTTTTGTAGGTTGTGTAGGCCCACTCGCGCCCGTTCTTTTGAAGTCCCGGGTATTGAAGACGTAAGCCGGACGGAAGAATCAGGCAGTTCCTACCCGTTGTGATGGGGCCGATCTGCACTTTAAAACCGTTCTGCATTGCGGGAAAGAGACTTTCGCAACGCTTCCACAGGGCCGGAACGGCGGGGAAGTAATCCCGATACAGCCACACGGTATTCTGTGCGGTATCGAAACTAACGTTCTGTCCTGTTTGCACTTTGACAGTCTTTTGAAACTTCTCTGGCCCCATGCCGTACCCTAGTCCGAGCATTGCAGCCTTCGAGTACTTTCTTTCGTCCTTGTCTTCTTTTGTGATGGTACGGCCATAAAACTCTGTGCCGAAGTCGCAATACAGGTCTCTGTCTGCCTCTATTCCTGCTATCATCTTTTCTTCTTGCGCCAGGTAGGCAGAAACCCTCAGTTCAATTGATGCAAAGTCAGCTACAACTACTTTAAAGCCTTCCGGCGCTTTAATCGCGGCGCGCAATTTAGACTCACGGGGGAAGTTCTGAGGGTTTCCACCGGCACCAGACCCGCCAGAAAACCTATGGGTTTGCCGAGCGCCGGAGAATTCGATATCGAACGGATACAGGGCCCCAACCCCGGCGAGCTTCTCAGCCCTCTTTTTCTCCATCGTTTGCTTAGCAGCGATACGAGCCTGGCACAGTAGCTTTAGTTCACCGTCAGCTTGTCCAGTAAGGTCAAGAAACTCCGTATCTCCCATTGCAAGAGCGGGGATTCTTTTTCCTGTTCGAGGAGATAGCTTCTTAGGTACAGTAAATCCTTTTGACTCCAAGAGGGAAGCGAACTGCGGATTAGAAGCAAATACCGACCGATCAACACCTGTTCGTCGGATGAGTTCATCTTGTTCCTTTTCCAACTCCTGTGCGACTTGTTCGGCTATTGACTTATCAACGGCTAGCATCGGTTCGATAAAGCATCGGGCCGTCCAGTCCATTAGCTCATACTGCGAGGCAGGGAACTTCGGCTCTAGTTTGTGGAATAGCTTTTCACAGATTTCAGTATCGCGCAGACAGTAGGTGGAGAGTTCCGCTTCGGTGTAAGAATCTAGCTCTAACAGTCCCGCTGTTTTCATTTCCCCCTTGGGCGGTAGTCCCAGGTATGAGGCACAAGAGGTTAGAGCTACGCTTTGTATCGTCGTGCCCAAGACGGCCTTAGCCATTGCCTTGGTGTCGATCCAGCTATGAGGTTTTACCGAATACTTCCACGCTAATATGGCTCCGTCAAACTTCACATTGTGAGCCACAACAGACGTATTAGGCCAATCCACAGACGCGACGAACTTCGGAACATCGTTTGCCGACACCCAGGTTAACTGCTTGCCTTCTTCCTGCACACCGAAACCGTGAACCTTGAACCTTGGATCCATGATGTAGGCCGTCATGGACATACTCTTTAAGTCATAGCCCTCTTTAGGGTCATAGTAAGTCTCTGCGTCAAGAAATACCTTCTTCACAGGTGGGCTCTTTCTGTAGCGAGGATTTTGATTCGGGGCACGTCTTATGTGTGTAGCTAATGCCTGTTAAGTCGAGGTCTGCGGGGATCTGCCACTCTAGCTCGAACTCCTGCCCACAATCCTTGCAGTCTAGATAGACTGTGGTAATATCTTCCTGGCTGACACCGCTACTCTTTGAGATTTCCGTTTGTTACCTCCCATTAAGCGGCTTAAGAATGGCCTACCGCCGGGGGAGTATCCTGTCAAGATGCTGTTTACTTAAGGGAGCTACTTAACATTAGTTTGCGAGATATACGTCCTACTTCTATCCGTATCCAAAAAGAGAATTTAGAATGGTTAAAGACGGAATGCCGTATTACGAAACCTTAGACTCGTACCACATGTCTTCTAGCTTCTCCACTAGGCTACTTACTAACTGAACCATAACCAGAACCATCAGGAAGATCGCGACAATACCCGCAGTAACCACTGTTTTCATTATTTCCCACACTATTTTGATAAATAACATTCGTAATCCTCTCCGCGATAACCCTGAGGTCGGACATCGTGCGGTTGTCCATACCGCAAAACCGGAAGTCAAACCCGTCGTAAAGATCTAGCTGTGTTTCCGACAGGTCGTCGATGATCCCCTTATAAATATTGTCTTCCGGCAACCGCTCCAATCTCACGAGCATGGCACCCATACCTTTAAGCATGTTCGCTTCGTTAACAAACCTCATATCATCAATCACAACAGGCCGAATCTCCGTTTCTAGAGACTTCCTGAGTTCATTAACCCAAAAGTCATTGTCGATAGAACGGTACGCTTGCCCGATCTTAATGAGAATATCGCGAGAGGTCATCCCGTATCGGGGGTCAACGACTTCTTTCTGATCCCCGTACACTTGTGCCGCAGACAAACAAAAGTCCAACTTTGCCCGTTCTTTCAACGGCTTTGCGAAAGAACCTAGAACGAATCCGTAGTCCTCAATTAACACCCTCGCCAACGCCGACTTACCCGCCCCACGCTTACCGCTTACAGCCACAATTAAAGGTTTGGTCATTTTGTTTCCTCAAGGGGTGTGGCGCAGAACGGTTTAAGGGCTACGGTGTAACCCGGCAGGTCGCCGTTCTTGACGCGTTTAACGTCTTCATACGTAGACCCTACCCGTCGGTAAAACTCTAAAAAAGCAAGAGCCCCGGCCGTGTAGATATCGGCAACGTCAAACCGGTCAGCCAGTTCACGCCGGAGCATTGCCAGGAGCGGGCTATCCTTCGGCGACGTTATCATCACCTTGTAGAGGTAGTGAATCGTTTTGTACCTGGGCTCTTTGTTCCACGTGTCGAGAATCTTTGTCGTGATGTAATAATTTAAATCGCCTTCTGTGGTAATCATGAGGATCGAGTGGTCGACATCCTCGCGGGCTTCTATTTCCGTGTAGGGCATAAGGTACACTCCTTTTCTGGCGGGTATATCCAACCGTGCTTAGAACAATAGTTAGTGATCGAGTTATCTATCGCCACGCATACACCTGGCGTTTAAGGAAGCGGGGGAGCGTTCGTACTAACATGGCGAGGCGCCACCGCCACCGTTTTAGCCTTGTGCCGTAGTTTGCCGCAATGAACGCGAGGGCACCACGGGGCGACATGAAAATTCCGTCGTCTTCCCATTCTGCTACTGTGAGCCCTCTATCTTTACCCCAAAGCGTGATAGTTGGCTTCCACAGCCCATATCGGTTGAAACCGTATTCTCGGCCCATCCCTACGCTTCCCTCGTCGCCGCCGTCCATCAGCGTCACGTGGGCACGATAGGCCATGATTGCCTTGTCGGCTGCCCACACTTTCCGAAGAAATACCGGGTCATTTGTCACAAGAGGGCCTGGTTTGTCCTCAACGCCCTCCTCTAAAACAGGGCTAATCGGCGTAAGGCCAAAACCCCGCGCAATCTGGCATAGATACTGGGCGCGTTCAATCTGTTCGTGCCGGTCTCTGTTAGTCATGCGACAAGCGATATAAACAACGCAATCCACATCACTGATTTTGTGCATTGATGAGCCCCCTAGCGGCCCTACCTATAGCTTGTGCGGTCTGTTCCTCTTCTTTACGTGTCATCTTTGATTCGTGGAAGTTAAAAAAGGCGTGCGTCATCTCGTGGAAAAACGTATCAACCCCTATTCCCCGGCCGATGGCAGAGTCTCGAATGAATACATGGCTGATATCTCCATGGTCATTCGTTACCCCCCAACACTTCTTTTCCATCGGTGTTCTCGGCTTGCGCCATTCAACGATGATGGTTTTAATGATAGGTTTCATTATTCATTGTCCAGTTCAAGGTCACGGAATGTCACAGTAGGGCGGTGAAATTCCAACCCGATTCGCATTAAAGGGCCGTAGCGGTTCTTAGCCACATGCGCCAGTACTGCGGCCTTCTCGTCTTTTTCTTCCCCGGAAAGAACGGATAACAGGATAACGTGGGCGGATTCTTCTTCTATCGTGCCCGACTCTTTGAGGTCAGACATAGACGGCTCTGGCTCTTTTCCGTTTTTGTCTTTACCGAGGCGCCGGATTTGACTAAGGGCGAGCACGGGGCAGTCGAAGTCTCGGGCCACGTCCTTAAGGCCGCGTACGAAAGCCGAGACGTCGGCCCTGGCGTCGCCTGTGGAACCGCCGACGTGCTGGATGTGGTCAAAGATGATGAGTTGCGGCTTACTTTGTGCAGCATAATCTCGAATTTGGCCGAGACGAGGGCTTGTCTTATCACAGAGCCGCAGGTTTTCCCCGAAAGATTCAAGCGTAGAATATGCTTCTGTAAGGCGGTCGCGCTCCCCATCAGTGTATTGCCCGTGTTTGCTAGACGCTGTGCTAACCCCCGATAGAATTGACACAAACCTACTAAGAATAGCGTCGGCAGACATCTCTGTAGTGCAGAACAATACGCGCTTGCCTTGTTTACAAAGTTCACTAGCAATCTTAATGGCAATACTAGTTTTTCCAACTCCGGGCCTTGCTGCGATTGTCGAAATCTCGCCGCGTTTAAGCCTAACGTGTTCGTCGAGGAGTTTGAATCCTGTGGGGAATTCAGCACCCACAGGGGCTGAGAATAGGCGCTCCCTATGGTTCCGTAGAAACCCCGCGGTATTGACGACGACGTCGAGGGGCTTGTCTGTGAGGTCTCGTAAACTTGTGACTCCTGGGGCGAATACCTTATTGATAAGTCGTTCTTGGTCTTTAACGTCCCCTTGCCGACCGATGGCATGGTGTTGAAGCGCCGCCAGGGTGTCGTCAGGCCCAAGGCCCGCCGTTTTATAATGAAAAGCAAGGGCGAAATCTGCCTCACTTCTCGACGGATAGATCGTTTTTTTGACAAGCTCTTTGCTCGACGGTAAAGTGACAGTCTGAGTTCCTGGAACTTGTTCAAGAACATCTTTGGAACTCCGTGGATTATTTGAAAGGTCAAGAAATCGGGAGTTTCGCCAACTTGCTTGATCCCCCTTACAGGAAAGGCTTCCCAGGAGCTTAACCATTCGCGCACTGTCGTATGTGTGGTCACAGATTATTTCCCCCTTACAATCAGAAAGCAGAGACCTTGCGTAGTTTTCAAGAGACACAAGTTTTTGCTCAATACTTTTATACTCTGCAAATGGAACACAGAGTCCTGCAAACACAATGAGACATCCGTTACCCGAGATCCCGATATCTCCACAGCCAAGAGAAGAAACGAGCCTTCTAGCTCCGGCAATGACTCGTCCCACTTGAGCCTCACTGGCGGCTGTTCCTTTGGGGCGTACAGCGTCAAGGTCGAGAGAAACAGTGGTGATCCGAGAAACAGTGCCATCTGCGGCCCGTGGGTTTCGGCCAATAAACAAATTGCCTTTACCGTTAAATCGTTTAGCCCAAGTAACGACCTCTTCTTCGCCTTTTTTAATGGAACGGTCGACGAACCCGCCCCCGTTGACGTTAATGCATCGGAGGTCGGAGAAATCATTGCTATGTTTGAGGAGCCCGTATAGTCGTCTAACGTGCTGTTCATTAAATTGATCCACCTTTCCCGCCTTCCGTAAAAAGATTCACGACTTCTAAACCGTCACACTCTTTGGTTCCGTACTCTTCCCGAAGTGCTAAGAATTCTTTGAACAATCGTTTGCCTAGTTTGAATTCCCGTGTGGCGAGCTTGTAAGGTGGCTTCTTCGAAACCTGGACTATCCAGCCCGTCTTAATTTTAAGTCCGGTTCGCTCCTCAAAAGCCCTCGCATATGCCACGAGTTGAAGTCCCATGTCTTCGTAAATTGTGTTGGATGATTTCCAGTCGATAACGACGAGAATCCCGTTGAGAGTACCGATGAAATCAAGAGTGCCTTGATACTGATGAACGACGCTGTAAACAGCATGTTCTTGTACCTCCGGGATAATTTGATGTTGAGACAGCCACACTTTAAGACTCGCCGCCATTCCGGCCAGCTGTGGGGTTGAAGGCGCGACGTTAACCCTATTCACAAGATGCTCCGCGATACTGTGGAACTCTGTCCCTACCGTGTTCGCTTCCTTTACCACGGCGTCACAGAAGGCGTCCCCGTGCTTCTCCCGCCACTTGTCCAGCCACGGCTTGGGCTTGATGTTGATGATGGTGGTGACGGACGGGTAACAAACGTCGTCGATGTGGAAATGCCGGTGAGCCAAGAAGTGCCCCAATATGTATGGATTTTTTGTGCTTACTATACGGCGGCAATAATTACTATTTCCGGTATTTATCGCACCCTAGCGTTTCTTCGATCAAGCGCCTACACTGCGTACAACTAACCCGTCTCTTGTTATCCGTGAGTAACAGCTCCGGCTTTATATCGTCCGGCTCCGGAAGATCCAAACGGCACAGTGCGCGTGTGTCTTCCGAATATGCTGCGTAGTGAATACCTACCCTACGCTCACTCACGGTCAACAGTCCTTATTTTCACCCTCACCGTATTCGTCCCCAGGCCCATTACTTCCGCTAGAATCTGTTCCCGAACACACTGAAATTCCGAGACATCCATTGTGTCGGGCTGATCCTGGTAGCCCACCCAGGCCGCCAACAGACTGATAGCATCGGCGGCAAAATCATTGGTAATGTAAGGCTTTGACCTAGTCATTAAACTCCCCCCTCTTTATCTGTGTAGCCGTCCGAATAGCCTTCTGCATAAGAGAAATCCAGTTCTGCTTCCAGCTTCTCTAGCACCCTGGCGTCCGGTTCGTTGCCACATAGATAGAAAAGAAAGTGCCTAGCGCGTTCCTTGTTGGTCATGGTTGCACCCCACACACGGCTTTATTCATTCGATTGAGCTGCCCGCTCTCGTCGTAATAGATAACTGTGCCGTCGTTAATGATCAGAGGCAGGGCGATTTCAACCGGAGATTTAGCCCTTTGAGCCCCTGGGTCTGCAAAACAACTGATAGACACTGATTTCGGTGCTGACGCACACCCGGAAAGAAACACGATACTCACAACCCATAAAGTAACTTTCACTGCTTGGCCGCCCTATCCGCTTTACGGCGAGCTTTTGTAATTTTCTTGTTGCTGGCAAAGACGGAGTTGCGCATCCCCTTACGACTCCGGCGGGATTTATCTGTGGCTCGTGTTGGGTACGACGTATAGTTAGGCATTAGAATTCCCTCGCTTTTTCCCTCTGACTAATAGCTCAATCCCACCGGAATAAGTGCTACTGAGAATTTCCTCCTCGATAACAAGGGATTTAGATATCTCTTTGCGGCGCTCCTCTAGCCACAGCGGGAAGGGCCCATTTTCTGGAAACCATTTCCCGCCACAGTAAGGGAAGGCAGAATTATTTAATGCGTTCACGGATTACCAGAAGCCCACCGAGCGCCTGTTCGTAGAGGCTCAGAAGGTCATCCATCGGTTTCATGCTTTGCACGTGCGCCTGAACCATTGCAGCCGCATCGTGGGATAACCCGCCGATCAACTGTGAGCGATCTTTGGCTTGCCATTCCTCTTTGCTCATTGTGGCGCCACTATCTTTTTTCGCCCCACCGCCGAACTTGTTGAACGGTTTGTAGGCCGCTTTTACAACCGGAGCCGCGACAACGGCAGCCGCCGGAGCAACCGGGGCGCTAGCGACAAGGGGAGCTGACCCGCTTAGAATCTCGCGGATATATTTCTTACCGGATTTAGCAGTCGCCACTCCGACCGTGTACGAGTCGCCGCGAGCGAATTGGTCGAGACTTAACTCCTTCCCTAACCCGTACCAAACTTCCCCGGCTTTAACTCCGAATTTTCCCACCACTTCTACCTGAATTGTTTCTACCGCGAGTGTTTCGTTCATTTACTTTCTCCCTAACTTAGTTTCAAGATTTGTAATTCTCTGACGTAAGAACGTATTTTCTAGGCCTTGCATACTGTTCGTGCAGACTTGCTTAAACTCAAAGTCCCCCCGCTTTCTACGCTCACACAGGAAGTAGTGGATAACTAAAATGACATCCGCGACCAACCCAACTACACACATGGCGACAATGATGTCTATAGCCATTAGAAACGGACTCGTAGCCCGATCAACGGCTCTTTCTTTGTTGTCAGCCCTATAAACATCCCGGTGTTACTTGTAAAACCAAAGGGTAGATCGTAGGAAAAGCCCACATAAGGCTTAAATGCCGAGCGCGGCTGTTCTCCTACTTGGTACCCCGTCCCTACTATGAATCCCACCCGCTGCCAATACGCCAGTTGAAGGTCGAGAGTTATCAGCGGGCGATTCGCGACCGCCACACCAATAGCGGGTTCCATTGTGAAACCGGCTTTTCTTGACTTCACTGTCACAGTGCCGTCTTTTTTGACGCTTATTTCTGTGTGTCTTGGCTGACGTATGAAATCTTGCCGGGATGGTGTTGCAATTCTTAGGGAATCGCGGGACACCGACACGTGGAGGGTTTCCTCCGGCAAAAGGGCCAACGGCTTAGTGTGACTTGGCCCGGTGTTATAAACTGGCGCCTTCTGACAACTTCGTGCAAAAAACAGGACGAGCATCCCTATGCCGAACGCAAGCGCTGGAACACTTACACTTTTTGCTATCTTGTAAAGTAGTCGTAAAGTAATCATATGCACCCTCCCTTGTCTATACCGCTTTTACCCCACTCCCGTATAACAACAACCCGTTTCTCCGTCAGAAAGAAATATGGCTTAGCAGCTTTTGCAGTTTGGCCCCGGCTCGCTTCACGTATATTTGCACCGCTGATTTTGAGATCACACGACGTCCACCCTTGGACATAACCTTAGCTGCCGCGCTGTAGGAAATACCCTCGCGAACCACAAGCTGAAAGGCTTGCTTCTCACGCAGGGAGAGGATCAATTCGCCACCTTCTGTAAGCACAGCGAGAGCGGCATCCAGTTCGTCCGAATCAATAACTGGGAGCTGCACTAATTCTTCCTCCCCGTGCAGTTTGTACGCCGTCCTTTTGCCGGTACGATCCAACACACTAAAACCGTTCCCAAAAAATACCTCGTCATCTGCTTTATCTCTGTCGATCATTTGAAAACCCCCAAGTTATATTTTTGTTGAAACTCTGCCCAGGAACACTGAGCGTTAAACCGAATTACGTCGGCCGCAATGTTAAAAACATTGTCCTTACTCTGGCCCTCGAACCCCGGTGCTTTCGTACACAGGTCGAGGTACTTCTCATGTACTGCCTGTTCAACGTCAGGATGAATCCATCGTCTAGCCATTAGAGCCCCCCTTAGACATAAACCTTAATCTCGTACATTCCCGCTCAGGACTACGCAGAACTTTAATTTCTAACCTCTTCGTTTGAAATTTCTTTTCTTCCCGCTCGGTGTTAACCCAAACGTCGACGGAGCGCCTGTGCCGTGCATTCATTACGTCGCTCACGATCCTTGTACCGACGCCGGGAATCACAAGAACGTCCCCGTAGCAAACCTCGCCGCTTTTCAACAGGTCTTGACTGATAGCCACAACAGCAGGAGAAACATGCCAATTGACAGAAGTTCGAAAAGGCGTGTCATCCGTTTGTGCCGGGACACTTCGGTACGTCGTTACTTGTAAGAACCCTAAGCTCAATAACACTAGGATTTCGTTCATGACTCACCCCCGCTAGGTAAATCTCGTACTGCCGCAATAGATGGGACGCCTGAAAAAGAACTTGATCGGCGCCGTCAATGGACTCCCTTGCGGCCTTTACAATCTGTGCTAGTTCTTTAAGGTCGATTGAGGGCACTTTGTTTTCATCCATTTGTGTGATCCTCATAGATATCGTCCATTGCGTTCCAGTCGTCCATATACCCGCCGCCATAAACCAAACTATCGTTGAAGTTCGTCAGCCGTAGAAGCGTCTGATATGACTCGTCCTGTGTTAGCATCCTGCCCGTACGGTCTGTGCAATCTAGGCACAAGTCCTCGCGAATAATCTCGCCGTCGAAACCCTTTTCCACGTTCAAGTTCTTTTTGCCACAGTGCTTACAGTCCTCGAATACGAAAATCATTGGTTCGCCTCCTTCCCTGTAATCTCCCTCACCACAAACCCGCTCTTTCTGAGTTCGGATAGGTTCTCTGTCTTAAAATTAGCCCTGATGTACTCTTGTAGTCTTGCTACCGAAAAGAATCTGATGATCTGCACGCCGTGTTGGGTCAGCACGTATTCAGGCATTAGAGAATTCCCCCTATGTGTTTTTTGCAGACTCTCCGCTCGACTCGCTCAACCACTTCACGCTTTTTTTGTAGGCTCATTCAGGTGTTGTTGTTTAGCTTCACGTGGCGCAAGTCCCACGGCGGCGCGTCGTGACTCTTCATGTGCATTTGGTACTCTTCGAAGATCGGTGAAGCAAAACTTCCGCAGAGGTGGCAATGCATTGGGGGCTCCTTTCCGTCGATTTTTATTACGGGACTGTTACGTAAGTGTAACAGTTCTAAGGTTGTAAGTCAAGGGCTTTCTTACAAATCGTTTTAGGGTTGGTTTTTATGGGGAACTGCGGGCGGTGCTTTCTGAATCACCGAGAACGATTTCCATTTTCATTTTCAATTTTCAATTCGGCCGATTTTCGTCTGGGACGTGGGGAGAGAGATTTGGATTTGTGTCGGTGGCCTGTCTGAATCGCCGGGGACGTTAACGCGTGCGTATCCTCTCTTGCACGGTGTCGTAGCTAACCGTTTAGCCGGATCCCTTAGTACGGCGCTCTGTCAACTTCTTTTGCGCCCAAACTACACAGACCAAATTCCTGATATCGTGTAGCGCTAAGAGCTCGCGTTTTGATGCTTTAGCGTAATCTATGGACGCCAGGTATGCCTCGATACGATTTTTAATATTCATATGCGCCGTCCTGTCTGGCGCCCCATGTCTAATTCGAAAATCTCACACGCTGTGTTGAACGGTTGATATGCGGAACTCATAAGAACGGCGCGCAAACTTCGTGCAATGTAAACCAGGTGCCCGGACTGAACCAGTACATAGCGCATTGAATTATCCCCCTGTGATTAATGGCCCTACCTAGCCCTAACTGGCCTTACCCTAAAACATATGCCACGATCACGAACGCTAGGACGAACGGCCAAAAGGCGGCCAGAAACATACCGCCGACGGCAACAAGTGCCACAATGACCAGTAGTCTAATCATGATATTCCCCCCTGAATTCCTGCGTCGTCGACGTAGACGTATGACCAAAGGCAACATGGAGACACAGACACCGGCCAATTTTTGCCGCCGGGATATTCCACCGGAAACGTTTCCGCCAATTCCTCATCCGAAAACCGGCTTCCACACCTTTTACATTCATGCATTTCCATGATTATTCCCCCGCTAGGTGTGCCTCGGCGCGATCATTTACCGCCTAGGGCAATTTTAACCTCGTCCACTATCCACGAACAAAAACTACATGTATGAAAAAACACAATACACCCTAATGCTAGTCCAAACATTACGACGCGTGGAAGCAGCACCAGCACGATCAAGACAGCAGCTAATTCAACCATGATTATTTATCCTCTAGGTGAATCAATGACTTGCATCCCGCCAGTCGCGCTAGCCTTAGTTTGGCAGTCGTGCGCCACTTTGTAAACTCCACAACCATTCGGACACGTGCTGATTTCCGTTTTACCTTTCATAATATTCCCCCTTAATTCGCAGATTCCAGCGATACCATTCAAAATAATTACGAAGAGCGTCCACTGCCCGTTCTATCGTTTTTCCGCCTATACGTAGCTCGTTTTTTCCGGCGGTTGTTACCCAAACATATTTGTCCCCGTGTTTATGTAATTCAAGTCGTATTCGGCGATTCTCTGAATGATGGTTGATTGATGCAGTTTTCAACGGACGTTTAGTTTTCATAATTAGTTGGCCCCCTCAATATGTCGGTTAGCTACGAAGGAATCGGCTATAAAAAGCGACGTCTCCATATCCGCCTGCCCTTCGCGGAAATAAAAATGCAATGCTAGGGTATTTCTCAATTCATACAACTGTTTTACCGACAGTGTGGTCATTGAGCTACCTCGGCACTTTCAACCATACAGTCGCATTCACCGTCGTCATTAGTTGAAAATCCACACCGGAAACACGTCGGCGCGCTTTTACTATTCGGACATCCCGTCTCGTGACAACCGACACCGTTGATAAACAAAAACTCGCATTGATTACAGTTCATGATTATTTTCCCCCTGTTAATTCTGTGTAGTTTTTTGCGCCTAACACGCATCCGTTCCCTATCAGTTCGCCGTGTATTTCTATCTCCACATCCGGATTCTCATTCAGTAGGATAAACTGCAAAACTGCTCCCAGCTGATGGCTATCCGCGAGTGTGGTTTTCAAGCTACTAATCCATGCATCCAAACTGTTCGAATAGGACGAGATAGATCCGTCATAAGAACTATAGTTACCTCGTAGATACTTCTGGAATTCAGCTAGGTTAGCGTCTAGATATTTCTCGATCGTTTTTACATTCGATGCACTGAGGGTAATTTCTACATTTACAGAGTCATTCCGGTAGTTGTACTCCCGGGGACTCACTAATTCCTGCATCACACACGCTTTAATCATTCCTAGTGTTTTTAATTTATCCTCAATCTCCCCCGTGAACCGGCGCGCCACGTCTAGCGCATAATCTGAATAATTCCAGTCGATATCGTCCCAAACAATTTCCCCTAACCCGTTTTGCACCCGTATTTCGTTGATGTGTTCAATTTCCTGAACCTCGTCGTCATCCGTTTCCCAGATAGTTTGGTAAAATCCTGAAAACACGGGCAGCCACGTATCGGTTTTATTTATAGTAGTCATGGTTATTTATCTCCTTTATAGTGAAACGCTTCTAGAGCCGATATCCGTAAATACATACTCATTCCCGCGGATACCTTCGTCCACATTCTCATTACTCATGAGATAGTCCATCTGGGCTCTGAGTTTTTCCAGGTAATCCACACACAGAGACTTGCGAAATTCTTCGTCCACCTCGTCCAGCTCTTCGCTCTCGTCCACACCAGACCCGGCTACCAGCGTTGAGCGTTCTTTTAAATACGCCCGTGCAGTGGTGTAGGTGTCACACACTTCCCCGTGTTCCTCGATGATTCGTGTTGCCGTGATGCTTGCCGAATCTGTGAATTCCCCAGTGACCTCTGCTAACCGGTCAATATCGAACCCCGTGATTTTGAACCCAATGTTTAATGCATCCTCATAAACGAACTCATACCAGCGATCATCGAACATGCCGTCTCGGTACCAGTCGCGTGCTTTTTCTTTGGCCTTGGCGTCAAGTTCGTCGAATTCGTACGTCTCAATTGTTTGAATTTTCATGATTGTTTCCCCCCATAGATTTTTAAACTGGCGAACTTTGGAAAATCCCGGACAGACTTGAATGAGCGCGGATATGAGCGACGGAATTTCATTTCCTTTTTGTAGTGATTTTCACAGATGAGGATGTTTCCATCTACACCAATTGGTAGCGTCCGAACGTCGGTATCCACTTCATGTCCGTAGTCGCATGTAGTCATGATTATTTCCCCCCTTCGACGCTGGCGATTACACGCCTTGCATTGGCCGAAAATTCGCCTTCGTACGGACCTTCGGGAAACCGCGATACCAAGTCCTTCAACGCTTCCAGTAGTTTCGGCGCGCTGGCGATCAGTCGCGCGTTTGCTGAATTGTCGGAGTGGAGAGCGCATATCTCCTCGCTTCCGTGTTTGATTAGTCCCCACATCGTGTCTATTTTCCACGGGCCCGGCGTGTGTGTTGTGTTCATGATTTCCCCCCATAGATATGAAAATCTAAATCAAAATCCCGAGTATCATCGACGTCGAAAATCGCCCCATAACCGCCGACATGATCCACGAGAGCAAATGCCGCCCTGTTTATTTGTTCCTCAGTAATGCCATTCCGGTCAACGTAGTTTTCAATCCAGTCGTATACGATACGTCGCGCGTCATTCATCGTCGTGAGTTCGGTTCCCATGATTATTTCTCCTTTCAGTGTGTCTGTTTGCATGCTACAGTGTATCATATATTTCCTACATGTCAATGTCTATTTTGGGTCATATACAAAATGAGCCTTATGGCCCATCTTTATCAGCTCATTTACCACACGGCGCGCGGATACACCGGTCAATTTACGCATATACAGTAGCCCGTCGCGATAGATAAAATATGGCCTATTCATTAGAGTCTCCCCGTTTATTTATTAGTCCTATCTGGCGCAGTCCGTCCAGCCCAAATGAGCCCCGGATGCGCTCACACCCATCAGCATCAACGAAACTGCTAACGATTGTCCACTGTCTATTTTCTCCCGGCATATCCTCGTATTTGCCATCGTAGCGTAGGAGAGTCATATCAATGCCCCCCTTTGAACTCATCGCCGCTCTGCTCGTACACCGCCAGCCATTGCCATAGCACTATCAGCGTCGGGAGAGTCTGGGTTATCGCCGAGGATGCTTTGTTTTCCATACACATAGAATACACCACACCAGTGAGATTGTCAAGGGGTTATTTTGTTAGGGGCACAGATTTTACATTCCGGTAACATTGAAGACATAAATAGGGGCTATGCTAGTATTGAGGGGCAGATAAATTGAATGGGGGAAACATGGCAAACAACACGAACAGGGGCATGGTGGCGGTAGACGCTGAACTGCACCGATGGCTGAAAGAAACGGCGCTAAAACTGAACACGTCGATTGCCGAGATGATTAAAAGGCACCAGGGCATGGGTCTGGACGAACTCCGGAATATGTTTGTAGGCCACAAACTAGCCCAGGAACTGGCCGAACTACGCCGGCAAAAACAGAAACTCGAGGCCCAAGAGAACCGGTTAAATGCGCTTATTAAGGGACGCTAAGGGGCCGCTAAGGGGCCGTTAAGGGGACGTTACAAAGATTTTACATAGGTACGATTCACGTCTATTTGTAGGATATATTACTACAGGACTATAAAAGTGGCTGTTATACCCCGCTTTTAATGCTATTAGCGGCTTTCACATTGATTTATAGATATGTTTGTACGAATTACTCTCTATCTCTAACCCGTACAGACAAGAGGGTATGATGACTCCGAAGGCTAAAGGCCTCCGGTCTCCATTCCCCTTCCGCGGATGTTCTAAGGCGCGTATAAATAGGTTATCCCTTACCTACCTTGACCCCTAGACTCAAATAAGATGTGCGCTAAAACAAGGCAATAGATCGGCCTTAACCCGGCTCTGAAAGGCAGCCCGGTTCCAAATAAAACGGATCTACTATCGCTGTTCTTCGTGTGCGCAAAGACGAAGAGCAGACCCCGCGCTAACAGGAACTGTTTTCTACTACTTTCATACCTTCTGTTTAACGCCTTTAACGTCACTAACGTCTTTAACCGATGTTAACGTCTGTTAAGAGGCTGAGATAGAGAGAAAGGGGACGTTAGAGCCAACGCCGTTAACGACGTTAGAGTCAACGGCTTTAACGCCTTACGTCTTTTGGTACGTCGTTAGGGTCAACGCCGTTAACGTCGTTAACGTCAACGCCGTTAACGTCGTTAGGGTCAAAGACGTTAACGTCGTTAGAGTCAACGTCTTACGTCTTTTGGTACGTCGTTAGGGTCAACGCCGTTAACGTCGTTAGAGTCAAAGACGTTAAACAGCCGTTAGGGTCAACGCCGTTAAAGACGTTAGTACCAAAGCCCTTATACGAAAGGAATTAAAAGGATTTAAATATGATTTATGTCTGGTCAGACGGTAGCAACACGAAAGCTCAAAAGACAAGGTGTGCAGTAATTATCAAAGACAATGCGCAGAACACGCTTTACAAAGAAGTCGTCGACGGGCCGACGGGATGGTGTGACGTTGCCGAGTATCAATCCGTCGTCAATGGTCTAGCCGCACTTCTCAATATGGGATTAGAGCAGGAACAGATTTTATGGCGTAATGACGCCAGTTTTGTCATGGGACAGATGTCCGGGCAAATGAAAGTGCATACAAAAAGACAAGAAAGGCGTCCAAACTCATACTATCCGCTGTTTGAAGAAGCGCAAAGACTCGTAAAGAACTTTCGCTCTATTTGCTTTCAGTGGATTCCACGGGAACAAAATACGGAAGCGGATGCTCTCTCAAAACTATGAACCAACAACTAAAGGCGCTAAAGTCTCTAAAGTCCCTTGCTTCTCACTCAGAGGCCGGATTAGGGCCTAGAGCAAGCGAAATACTACAATACGTGTTTGACCATCCGGAATGTACACAGAAGCAAGTCGCGGACGCAGTTGGCGTCTCTCGCCCTCGAGTAAGCTACATCATGGGGCATCCCAAAGTTCTGAAAGCATTTCCGATCCTAGCGCGCCGTAGAATGTCGGGCATGCTTCCGCAAGCTGTTAAACGATTTGAGAAGCTGATGAATCAGGATGAGAATCTAGAAGTGTCGCGAAAAGTTGTTGAGCAAATACTCAAAACAGAAGGCGTCATCGAGAACGTTCAGCACATCGAGGTCCGAAGCACGACGGAAATCAAAACGACTGAAGAACTCAAGCAGTTGATTGCAAAAGCACGGGACCTTCCGCCGTCGGTCATCGATGCTGAAATCATCGTCGATCAGGGGAATGAATCGAGGGGTTGATGGATCGATGGATGGATGGACTGATGTTATTACCTGCAATCAAGTGTGTGCAAATGCGTTGAATTCTAGAGCTGTTATTGGTAGTACAGGCGTATAAGGATGTGGGGCGCGCATCCTTTGCAGGGAAAGGACCTTCGACGGTGGGGTTACGTGTTACGATAGTCGCTACGACAGTTTGGGATTGAGTTCCGGGCAGCGGCCCGGCCGGTGTGCCCTCAGTTTGACCCGGCATCCCCCTTTTTGGGGGTGGGGTATGTGTTCTTGGACCCTACCACCTGCAAATTTTTTCTTCCAGACTTTGCACTTGACCCTCACCAACGCTTCTTAAACCCCAGTAGAAGGCCCTGTCCGTTCGATTTAAGGGCCCTATACCCGTCAAGTCGTACATTGCCACCCCTAAACGCTTAAAACGAATTTAAAGGGCCTTAACGGCCCTAAAGCCCCAAAGGAGTCGATAAGTGAACATCTTCCAATATTTTTATCGCCCAGGATCGCGCAAGGTTAGTTTTGGCATTTTGCTCTTTCTTGTGGCTTGTGGAGCGTTCTTTGGGTACAAGCTCCCGGTTGATGATTTCATGACTTGCGTTTTCTTATCCAGCGCGTTAATTGGCGGGGGAACGGTGGCTGACGCCTATTTTAAAACTCGCTCTGTGCCGGGAAATGATTCTACCGGGAAAGCCGGTTAACGGCTGCTAGGGACTCTAGTGGACAAAAGGGACGAGAAACAGGTACTAGCTGCCCAGGAGCTTCTACGCCGCTATGAGCATGAGCGCATTAAGTTCTACGTGCCGTGCTGTGAAAAGCATGGGGGGCGCCGACCTGACACTTTAGCCAACGACAAGGTTTGGCATCCCGTCCCTTGCCCTGTCAACCCTTGCCCCGACTCGAAGCATGTGAAATTCCACATGAGCCCCAAGCGCAGCCGTATTGTGTTTGGTGGCAACCGGAGTAGTAAGACGTTCACGTGTGCCAAAGAGTTCTTGTTCCACATGACGCTAGACAAGCACCCCCTGACCGGCCAGGTGTTTCGTAAGGGCGACCGCCACGGACGTATTCTGGCCCAGGACTACTCGCTACACGAAAAGAAGCATTTGCCAGAAATTTTCGATTGGATACCGACTAAAGCTTTGGCATACGGGTCTTCTGCCCCAAGCAAGCGGGAAGCTTGGGACAAGTCGTATGACGGCAGAAACCATCTGTTGCACTTGGTCAACGACGGCTGGATTGACTTTCAGACCTACGAGCAAGACTCGGCTAAGGGCGAATCGGTTGATTTAGACATCTGGTTTGCAGATGAAGAGATTCCAGAAGATTGGTATCAGGCGTGTAATTCCCGCATTGTGACTCGCGGGGGTGTTGGCATTATGGGCGTGACTCCGCTTTACCGGCTGACGTGGGCTATGGAGTTTCTAGAGTCCATGAATCCCAATGTGGAAGTGTTCAGGTGGGGCATCAGGGACAACCCCCACAACAGCACAAAAGCCATTAATGAATTTTTAGCCGGAGTAAGTCCCCTTGAACGCGAAGCACGCGAGAATGGGGACTTCATTGAATCCAAGGGCCGACGCTACAAAGAGTTAAATAGCGCCGTTCATGTCATTGGAGCGAAACAACCGGAACCTTCCTGGCCCGTCGTTATGGCTATGGATCCGCACCAGCGGAAAGGTACTGCCATTTCTTGGGCGTATGTAGACCCCTCAGACACCGTTGTATTTTTTGATGAGTTGTTGATAGTCGGCACGGCTGAAGAAGTTGTGTCGGCCATTCACGACAGGGAAAGCCACCACGGAGCGAAGACGCTCCTGCGAGTCGCTGATCCCGCCATCAACAAACAAGTCAGCGGCTTTGGTTCGGCAACAACTACGCTCACAGAATTTGAACGCGCCGGCATGGGGTTCACCCTAGCCGACAACTCAGACGCGGGATATGACGTTGTGTCGTCCTTCCTGCGCTACGACGTGACGAAGCCTGTCACAACGTTAAACCGCCCGTCCGTGTACTTTACGGAAAGTGTTCCCAAGTTGTGGTATTCGATGTCCCATCTTAGTTGGGACGAATATAAGTTTGGTGGCAACCGCGACCCAAAAGAAAGGGTGCGGGACAAAGACAAAGACTTTGCCGATACAGCCCGCTATGTGTTGGTGATGCGCCCCACCTATTCTTCCGGTTCAATTCAGCCCGTGTCGCTTAACTATCAAACCACTAGCCTCTCTCAGGACGACTAACTATGGCATACAACGAAAAAGAAGTAGAAATTCTGCAAGTTGAATCTATGCCGGAGGAGTACTCCGACTCGTCCGAGGTCAAGCTCTCCGAAGCTGAGCTGGACAAGATGGGCCGTCAACTTGTGGCAAGACTGCAAGAACTACGTTCCGAGCGCGTGTCTTCTAAATGGCAGAAAGAGCGGGAACGCGATTTTAACGCCTATCACATGCTCGCGGTTCAAAAGCCCTTGCCCTATGTCGGCTACCCAAATCTAGCTTGTCCCCTGCCCCGCATCGGTATCGATACATTTCACGCAAATGTACTTTACACGTTTGGCGGTCAAACGGGAAAGTTTACGGTGTTGCCTGACGCCCTCTCCCGTTCCCATATCGACGTGGCAGAGAGAGCCGCAAAGTATTTAACCTATGTCTTGAATTACGAAGCAGACATGTACACGGCTTTGGATAAGGCCGACATGGACGCAGAGACCTATGGCAACGGCTATATGGAACCTCGCTATGTGAAAGAGCATGTCTATGAAACCCGCAAGGTGACTAGAGAAGAAGTGGTGCCAGAAATTAATGAACTCACTGGCGAAGTTTCTCGCAAGACTATAACCCGCAAAAAGAAAGAACGGGTGAAAGTCTGCACCTTCGACGGAACCAAGATCGAACGGATCACAGCCGAATCTATTATCTACAGTTCCTTCTTCGAAACGCTGAAAGAGGCCGCGCGCAAAGACTACGTTTTTAAAACTCGTGCTTATACCTTCCGCAACTTAGAAGAGATGGCGCAGAGTTCTGACGATGATGACGCTCCGTATTTAAACGCCAAAAAGGTTAAGAAGCTTAAAGACTTTCATACGAGCCAAATCGTTTCCGATTTAGAAAGGGCGAAACAAACCTACGACGGTTTCCAGGTTGAACGGAAACTCGAAGTGCTTCCGATTGAATTGGCAGAGGCGCACTTTTGGCAGGACGTGAACGACGACGGCGTGTCAGAAAAAGTCACAGCTATCTTTGAAACACAGACGGGCGAAGTGTTGCGAGTTAACTACGGCGCGTGCCGTATCGTTGAACTCAAACCCCGCCCGGTTGACGGACGCGCACAGGGCGAGTCTATTCGCCGTGCGACGCAGTCCCTCCTTGTGGAATGGGAAGCCATACACAACGCCCGCGTTGCAAAAGGCCAGTGGGCTAACCTGCCGTTCTTCTTCTACAAATCGGGGGGACGTTTCAACCCACAGACCATTTCGCTAATGCCGGGCAAGGGTTATCCCGTGGATGATACTTCTGCGATTAACTTCCCGCAGCTCCCGCCAGTCGATGTTTCCTATTTCAACGAAGAGAAGATTATTCTTGACTACTTTGAGCGCGTCCTAGCCCTCGGCGAATCCCTACAGGGAATAGCTCCAAGCGGTAATTCTACCGCTACCGAGACAATCAATGCCCAGCAACGGGCCGGTGTACGCCTCTCTACTCCCATCAATCGTATTGCCATGGCTCTAAACGATTTGGTGGGCCATATTTGGGACTTGAACCGCCAGTGCGCCCCGGAACTTAAAGAGTTCCAGGTTGCTGGCACCGGAAACGGCGTTCCTGTCTTTGACAAGATGACAAGCAAAGACTTCTCTGTGATGTGTAACTTCAAGCTGTCGATGGCGACGATGTACGACACGCAGATGGTTAGAGATACCGCCCTCCTCAACTACCGGACGTTTATCACCAATCCCCTAGTCCTTAATAACCCGGCTACGTTCTACGAGATGACTGCCCGCACCATGAAGGCAGTTGGGCTAGAGCTTACGCTACCTAAACCTGAGCAAGCACTGGTTAAGAGCCCGTTCATGGAACATGACTTAATTGAGCGCGGTGAAGAACTAGAACCAACCCTCGGTGAAGATACTGATGAGCATTTAGCGGCACACATGGCACTTATGAAGTCCGACGAATATAAAGAATGGCCCGAAGATGCAAAGCAGCGTCTAACGACGCACGTGGACAAGACCTACATCCAAAAGGAAATGCTCCGTATGGCCAACCTCAACAAGTCCGGGATCTTCGAAGGGATGGGGCCAAGTGCCGGCGACGCGCCGTCAATGACAGCGACCCGCAACCCGTCGCAAGCCATGAATAACATGCGCGTCGGTGAATCAGGGAAGTCCATGAATCAGAACGTCAAGAATGGGATGGGACAATAAATGTTTGACAACCTTCTAGGTCGCCTCGGATACACAAAGTCTTCCGCTCAGCTAGCAAAAATCCTAGCCGCGCCTAGTATGCGGGAAGAATTCCTGGGTGTCGCAGAATCCCGAATGCCCGATCCCGACGCGATTATCTCAGACGCCAACAAGCTCACCAACTTCGCGTCAAGTGATGAATACAAAGTGTTTGCTAAAGAAGTTTGGGCTCGCAGCTTAAACCACCTCGACGCCATCTTAGACCCGGCTACCATAAGTGAGAAGTTACAGTTCCACCGGGGCGCCTTACGCGCCTCTCTCGATTTACTCCGTCTCTCGTATCAAGCTCGCTTAACGCGCGAACAACTAGAAGCGGAAAAGAAAGCACAAGCCGAAGTCGACTAGGCTTTCTGTAAACAGGTTCGCGGGCCGACGCCCTGCGTTCTTGAAACCTACCAGCGTCGCATTCGTGCAACCTCGCGCACGTAAATCAAAAAGGAGTCACACAATGTCAGATCAAGAAAACAGCAATGCTCAAGTCGCACCTATCGCCGAACCTCCCGTCGCTGCCGGGCCAACCGCAGTGGAATTACAGGCGAAAATCGCGGAACTTGAGCGCCAAAGCGAAGGACGTTTACGAGACCTACAGCAGGAAAGACAGAAGCGCCAAGAATACGAATCCCGAATGTCTGCCCCAGTCGCACAGCCCGCCCCAGAACAGGACAGCGCTTTGAGAGAAGTCGTTGATCCCTTTGTGGCCCCCGTTCGTAAACAAGCCGAAGAAGCAATGCGCTATGTAAATGAAATGAAAGAAAAAGACGCATGGAATTCATTTGCACTGCGTGCTAGTCGCCCCGTTGCAGAACTACGGGAAGACAAGGCTCTTCAAGACCGGTTGTTAGCCACTGCCATGAAATACGGCATCACCGGCACCCTTGAACAGCAGTTACTTCGCACTTACGAATTGGTGGAGCTGGAAGACTTACGCACCAAGGATACAGAAAGGAAAAGAGACGCGACGATTGCAAAGTCCCAACCTCTCGGTGGAGGAACCACACCGGCACCCGCATCGTCTCGCTCCTATTCGGCACAAGAGTTCAAGGTTATGTCTTCCGCTGAGTACGACAAGCTAAGTCGTATTGGTGGTTTTAAAAAGGATGCAAACGGACAGTTCGTTTACACCCCGCAAGCCTAAGTCCCCCTAAGCGTCCTCCGCGCAAATCAAAATCGGAGGAAGCAAATGAAAATCAGTAAAGCGTTGTTTCTCACGGTGGGTTTGAGCATTTCTGCTTTCGCAGCCAAGGGCGTACAAGATGTTCCCATGGACTTGAAAGGCGGATCGCTAAACCCCCAGTACGGTGGTATTGCCACCTGTCTCATCACAGCCTCAACCGGTACCACAGCTCTGTTGTGTGACACGGGTTCGGGGATTGTACTTGACATTGCAGCGTCCAGCGTTGCCGTAACGGATCAGATTGTGTTCCGGGACACCGCAACAGCGAACACAAGCTCCACTGTCTTGTATCGCATGGATAAAGGGGGATTGCTTGAAAAACCAAGCGTTTTCCCTCGCTACAAAAATGGTCTCTCGGCAAACGTCAGCGTTGCGCCCACAGGGGCAGGCGTGGCTACGCCTTCTTGGATCATCACGTACATTCCACTCGACTAACTCGAAATAACATAATGGAGGAGTAAATATATGGCTTTAGGTAACGGTTTATCGGGTACGGGTGGATCTCACGATCTCTACGTACCGGAAATTTGGAGCAAACGTATTCAGTCTGCGTTTGAACGTAACACAGTTGCAAAAGAACGCGGGATGGACATGTCAAACTTACTCGCCGAATCTGGCGGGGATATCCTTCGCGTTCCTCGTCTTGCGAACCGCACGGCGACGACCCGAGCGTTAACCGCGTTCGACGAAATCACCCCGACGGCTGCCACCGAAACAGCGTTCTCGATGAACGTGCAGACGTGGGTTGTTGACGATGAGTTTATTTCTGACGCGCTTTCCGCGCAGACGAAACTCTTCAATATGGGGCAACTCGACGGGAAGATGCAGCGTTCTCTCGCGGAGAAATTCGACACTGATATGTGGGCGAATTATACCTCGATCACGGCAACCCTCGGAGATAACACTGGCGCAAGTGATGTTTCGCCGGATGACATCTTCGATGCCTTGGAACGGCTTGACTCGAACTTCGCCCCTAAATCGGATCGTTGTATCGTCCTGAGCCCTAAGTCGTATTGGGCCATGGTTAAAAACAACACCATTCCGTCCGGGGATTACAGCTCGGAAAAGTCTAAGGAAACGGGCGCGCTTCCGCGCATTGGTGGCGTTGAAGTCATCATGTCGCAGAACTTGCCCGCGCATGCGAACGGCGGCAGAGTTAACCTCGTTCTTCACAAGGAATGTCTCGTGTATGCTATTGCGAAACAGGCTAGTGTGATGACCGAACACTTCGCGGCTCGACGCGGAACGATTGTCGGCGGTGACATGATCTATGGCACCGGTTGCTATCGCGCAGCGGCTGGCGTTGTGTTGTTCGGTAAATAATTAGAAGTACCCCTGCCTTACTAGGGCCCCTCCCCGCATGGGGGGGCCTTATGAAGGGCAGTCCTTCAAAAATGAATAAAGACCTCGCTTACCTACTTGTCTTTCTACTCCAAACACTCTGCTTTATCGGCTACTCCGAATATCGAAGATCCACGATATCCGTGAACGCCGAGAAATACAGAATGGTGGGGTTTTTGTCGCAGACAGATGAGGGGAAGCAACTTTACATACCCGTCTACCGGAGAGAGAAATAATATGAAAAAGATCCTTGCCGCTCTGATGTTTGTGTCGTCTCTGTCCTACGCTCTCGAACCCAACACTGTGAACCGCTCCTCGTTCACACAGACCAACGAAACCGCAGTCATTGCGGCATCTTACATTGACAAGGTTATTGTCGGGGTTGCTACCGCCGGTGGTGTTCTCACCATCTTTAACTCCACCACCACAACGCCCGGCTTCCTGACCGTTCTCGTGTCCAGCATCTCGCTCGCAACCGTCGGAACGTATGACTTCTACAATACAAAGGTGAACGGCATTGTCTACCGGTCTGTCACAGCCACCAACGGCCTGACGATCATCTACAAACGATAAACGACGGCTACCCTTCGAGGTTATTCTAAATGCTCAATCTTACACAAGCGGTCTACCGGGTATCGGCGCGTTTAAACAAAAACGCCGGTGACTCCACTGTCTACGCCCGCATCCGAAACCACATCAACGACGCCTGCCTCGAAAAGTGGCATGGCTACGCATGGTCGTTTCGCTTCCGTGAGTATCCCTTGGTTCTCACCCCCACGGTTACAGCCGGAACCATGACGGCTACTAATGGAAGCAAGACCTTCACGGCCTCAGGCACTCCGTTTGACTCCACGATCCATGTAGGCGCGTGGATCTACTTCCCGACGGAGACGCTCCAAGCATACTACCGTATCCAGACGGTTTCCAGTACGAGTGTGGCAATTATCGAACCTGCCTATCAGGGCACGACGGCAGCGGATAAGACTTATCGGCTGATTCGGTCTGACTACACGCTACCGTCTGAGTTGAGCGACGTTAGCCAGCTTAACATCACGTCGTCTAACAGGGCGCTACGTATCACGCATCAGGCATCGTCCGGCTTCACGGCCATGTTCCCCATCTCGTCTGGCGTTCCTGTGGAGGGCATGATCTTCAATCAGGACAGCCTCGGTACGTCTTACACGACGGGCACAGTTAGCGGCACGATCAACACCCAGACATTGACGGGTGTCGGCACAGCCTGGCTTACAAACATTACTCCGGGCGAGGACATCCTAATCAATGGCGATACAAATACCTACACCGTCCGTTCTGTTTCTACTGATACATCTCTTACGCTCTACCAAAAGCTGATGGCTACTGCCACGTCTGCAACCTATACAGCTACAGACCTGTACGGGAAAGTACTTCGGCTTACGGGTTCTCCTGACCAAGCGTATGTTCTCTTTCTTAAAGGGCTACGTCAGTATGTTCCCATGATTAATACGGCTGATTCCAACGAATTGCTGTATCGCTACCCCCATGCCGTTATTGAAAGCGCCATCTGGCGTGAAGCCGGTTCTTCCCCGGATGACCGTGAAGATGGGTTGTACATGAGAGCCGAGCGTATGTGGCTACAAGCGCAGAGCGAAGACGAGGCCTTATTCCCCGTTAGCAACGACAGACCTATCTTTAACGCCCGCGAGACTTTCTAATGCCCAAACTATCCTCGGAAGTCATTGACCTTTACGCCATTACTGACGGTGTAAATACGATTAAGTCTGGTATCCGCATTGACCCTACGGAACTGCGCGACTGCCAGAACATTCGTTATTTCCCCGTCGGCGGTTTCAAATGGCGCGAGGGCTACTCGACGCTTGGGGACGCCCCTAACATAGCTGCAACCGGCATCTACATGGCTCGCTTTTCCAGTGGTACGAATGCCGCTATCCGTATTCGCGGAAGCGTCATTGAATATATGTCGGCCCTCAACGGCACATGGATTGACATCACCGGTGCGGTGGTTCTGACATCCGGGGCTGACAATACCTGCACTTTCGCAATGCTAAACGATATTGTGATTGTTACTAATGGCGTTGATAATGCCTTCCAGATTAATAGCTCTTTAGTCGCCGCCACAGTAGGGGCGTTGCCGAGTTCTCTTATCCCCACCGCCGTATATGAGCATCGTGGGTACATGTTCTATGTCACAGCTGACCGGCTCTTTTTCTCGTCATTAAATGTTCCTGCCACTGTGTTAACCAACAACTACATTACACCGGGTAGCAAGACTGGCGGCAATATCATTGGGGGCGTGGACTTCCAAGGTAAAAGCTGTGTGTTCAAACGACATGGCATCTTCGGCGTGGAGTTTCAGCCGACCCGCATCAACACGATTGGGGACTTGTTCCCATTCATCGAAAGCCCCAACCCTATCGTTCCCGGCGTAGGCACTCAGTCGCACCGTACCATTGTGAAATTTACGACGCCGGCAACCCACAAGACGCCGGGACAGGAGCTTGTGTTTTTCCTGGATCAGTTCGGCGTTCCGCGCCTCTTCGATGGGTCAACGAGCTTGTCCGTAGGTACCGGAATCGCGGATTGTCGTGACGACGCTATTGTGAGCCTGTCTGACACAAACAAAAGCAGACTCGCCAACACCTGGGCCATCAACGACGCCGCAAAGAACTTAATCTATCTGTTTGTCTCTTCGACCGGGCTTACGCAAAACGACGTGTGTTGGGTTTTAGACTACACCACAGCCTTTGCATGGGGCCGGGATTCTTACCTTGACAAGTTCAACTGTGGGGCTATTTTTGAGGACACAACCGGCGTTTTCCGACCGTACTTCGCAAATTACGCTGGACAGGTTTTTAAGATGGGAGATACACAGGCCGACAACGGTACAGCCATTATCAGCTACGCCACAACGGGCGACATGTTCCGAAAGTCCCCCGTTATCCAATCGAGTTGGCAATACCTCGAACTTCGCGGCGCGACCGGTTCTGATACCCAGACGCTACGCCTTGATTTCTACGTCGATGGCGAGGACAGCCCCTCGTCTGCTAGTTCGACGATTCTGTACAAACAAAATCAAGTGACGTGGGACTCTCTGAACTGGGATTCATTTAACTGGGTTTACAACGGTCTTACAACGAAGTCGGCAGAAATCAACCTAGAGGCAAAGTCACTTCGTGTCAAGTTCTCCAATTCAACCCTGAACAGTACGTGTGTGGTTGAGGGTGCGAGCATCTTTGTCAAGCCTGAGGGCTGGAAGCAGGAGTCATAAATGAATATGTCTCGTCGCGACAAATTCAACGAAAGAATGGGTAAGTACTTCGACAAGATAGATAACGAACTGCAAATGCTTGTGGATGTCCACAACAACCATGACAATGGCTTACAGGGCTGGACTGCCGTTAGTCTTCTGGATGGGTCAAACAAACGCATGGGACAGGCCACACTAGTAGGCGGAACGATCCTCGTAGCTAACACAGTAGTGACCGCCAATACGCGAATAATTCTATCCCGCGCAAACACAAGCGGCACCCTCGGCCACCTATACGTCGCTTCCCGAGTTGCAAGCACGTCTTTCACCATCACGTCAAGTAGTGGCACTGATACATCAACCATTAACTGGTTGTTGATCGAACCTAAGTAACCGGAGTTCATAATGGCCCAAATCTCTCGTAGCATTAAAGTAAATGGCACCACTACACTGGCCTCGTCCACACTGGCGCGAGCGGTGGACGTGGAAACCGACGCCGCCACTCTCGTCGCGGCCCACAATAATCATGACTCCGGGGCTGCTTCTTGGACGGTTCTTAGCGCCTCCGGCGCCTCGAGCGTCCCTCTTGTGGCTAATAACGCCGCGGGAACCCAGAACATTGCCAACTTGCAGGACAACGGAACGAATGTTTTGACTGTGGCAGATGGCGGCCTGACCACGGTTAGGAACACCTCAGCTAGTGGCAAAACCCTAATTACTAACAACAGTACCTCAACCGGTAATATCTTCGAGGCACAAGACAACGGCGTGTCCGTTTTCTCTGTGGCTGACGGTGGTGCGGTGGTTGCAACGGGGTCAGTCACCGTGACGGGTGTACTTAAGGGTGCAGGAACCACGACTAACGACGCCGCAGCAGCAGGCGTTATTGGCGAATATGTCGAGACAATAGTGGGCACTGCGAACGTCGGAACAACCGCTCAGTATTCTGACCTTACATCTATCTTACTCACAGCCGGAGATTGGGACGTCACCGGTGTATGTATGTTCTTTAGAAACACAGCCTCCTGGGTCGAAACGTCAATAGGTATTAGCACAACGTCCGGAAACTCAGGTACAGGACTTGTCAGCGGATCAAACTTTATCGGGACAGCCACAACGTCAACGTCCACTGTGTACACCACTCAGACGCTAGTAATTCCAGCCTTTCGTATGTCACTCTCCGGAACAACCACAGTTTACTTAAAAGGCTACGCAGACTACACAGTTGGCAACCCTAGTAGGGTGGCACGCCTTTCAGCCCGGAGGGTAAGATAATGAAGCTTTACTTCCGTCAATTCAACGAAACAGAAAGCTCTTACTGCCAAGCCACTGGCACGGACAAGGAAACAGTTGAACGGCTTGCCTCTGAACTTGGTTTTTCTTGTGAATTTATAACTGAAGATGAGTATTGTGCCGCTGTTGCGCCACAGGGAAAGGGTAACTAAATGCCATTCGTCGACGGTAATCCGATAAGCAAATACAACGGGACACAGGGTTTTTACGACGCCTGGAACTCCATCCATAAGGGCCGCACCCCCACAGAAGCCGACATCGGCGTTATAAACAGCTACGGCGATCAATTCTCCACCCTGTTTAGAAACTATGTGGGACGCGACGCTAATTCCGTCGAACAGGATCAATTCTTTAAGGGCGTCGTTGTGCCACAAGGCGCGTTTGCAGATCCGCAAAAGCTCCGCGACCGCACTGCCTCTTTCATTGGGGACACCTTCCAAGAAGCGGCTAAGGATCAATCCGGAATTGAACTCCAAAAACAACAGGGACAGGCTAACACGCTTGCAGACCTGTTTCGCAAACAAAGTTCCGACACACTAAACCAATACAGCCAAGGGCTTCAAGACTTTAGCGCAAAGCTAATGGAACGTGTGCGCCCCCAGTTAATTACGAGCTTACAGGCGCAGGGACTTTTAAATACCGGCGGTTTGAATGAGGCTATTGCAGGACAACAGGCCGACTTTGTAAATCAGGCTTCCCAACAGGTTAACGACTTACGCCTCCAGCAGAATCAACAAGCGGATGCTATTTCATTCGGCGGGGCCTCGTCGCAATATGAGTTTGACAAGGCGAACACTCTAAACCGTCTTCCACTGCTCCAGCAGATGGGGAATACAGGCTTAACGAACGCCTATAACACACAGGCCCAAAGCAACCTATTTGCACAGCAGATGAACTACTTGAACCGACAGGGCCAGCTACAGCAGCGTCAGAAAACAGGCTTTGGGTCTGTTTTCGGCAATTCACTTGCCCAAAGTCTTGGGACTAGCCTTGGTAAAGTCTCCGCTAGCTCCGGCACTGAATCGACCGACGCATCTGGTGGTGTGGCGTCGACGGCAGCAATGTTCGCACTGGGTTCTGCCCGTGAAATCAAGAAGAATATTTCCCGGTTGTCAGAGAAAGAAGAGGACGCGTTGTACGACCGGTTTGTGAAAATGCCAATGAATCGCTGGCACTACAAAACAGAATCAGATTCAATTCCGCGCCACCTGGGCGTAATGACTGACGAGGCTCTGCCGGAATTCGTTAATGAAGGCGGGATGTCCCTTTCTCCTGTGGATTACTTCGGTGCTGTCACTGTGGCAATTAAAGTTCTGAATCGTCGCCTCTTAAGGCAGGGTAAATAACATGAACTTCGACCAATCACGAATAAGTCCAGCCGATCAGGAAGCCTTGTTTAGAATGATGCAGCGGTCTGGCCAACAGCCTACGTCCGGTGGACAGGCTATCGATCCACGCGGCGGAGCGGCGCAACTACAACCGGGCGACAAAATGAACCCACAGGAAGCCATCCAACGAATCATGCAGGAAATCGGGCCCCTTCCCCAACAGGCACAACCCGGCCAGATTCAGCAACAGCCACAAGGCGCCCCTGCCCCTGCCGCTAGCCCTGCCGCTAACTATGGGAGGCAGTTGGTGGAGACCGAAGAAGGAGGGCTCGGTATCAAAGGGCCTTCTTCTAACCCGCTCCTTAAATTGTTTGGGGTGCAGAAGACCCGCGGGATTGACCCGACCAATTACTACTCGACGCTTACTGCGCGGTATGGACAAGAAGGGATGGATCGTCTCCTCCCCCTTAACACCCCTCGTTCGCCTGATGGAACTCCGTTTGTCAATAGCACGGTCTCTGAACAAATACATAAAGCAATGGTTGGTGCGGGTGGTGAAGGGGTAAAATACTCCCCCGCGACTCTGTCAAATGCAGCTGGTGACTCCATCGTAGCTCGATGGAACGGACGGGACTATGAAGTTAAAAATGAAAAGACGCAGCAGTGGGAAACGGCGCCAGCGGGCACGTTAAAAGGATATGAGACCAAATATTTAAACGACAGTATCGGCGGCGGTATGTTTAAGACTAATCCGAAAGGTGCCAACCCGGTTGGGGACATAGGAGGAATAGGGGGAGATAAGAACGATCCTAAAAACGCGCTAACCAATCTCCGTGTGGCGGCTCCGGCTCTGTATAAGGACTACGCCGCAATTCTAGAAAATAGCATGCCAGACAAGAACATGGGCCTTAAGGCACTTGTGGAAGCAAGATCTTCTGCCGTACAGGTTCGCGCACTACTAGAGTCGAACGATCCGTCCTCGGTGGGTCTCGCGACACTAGGCTTTTACCTCGCCCGTATGTCCGGGTCTAACAGTCAGTTATCTGATGCAGAACGCGAAATCTTTCAAGAGCCGCTCGGTCTAATCGACAAGCTAATGAACAAGGGGTATAAGCTTATCGCCGGCGACTTAAGCCCGGTTATGAAAGCCGACCTTATGAAGCTTGTTACACTCATGGAAAAGAAATCCATGGCACAGGGTAATCGGCTTATTGCTGGCAACCGTATTCGTGCCCGCGCAGTTGTGGGTAAGAATTGGTCAAAAGGTCTGGATGACGCCTTCCCTACAATGGAATCTCTTTCCGTGGCCGCAGACGATGTACAATCCCAAGGCTCTTCGGCATCCGGCGCAGACAACGTCGCTAATAGGTTCGGGTTCTAATTATGGCTAAAACAACTAAATGGAATGAAGTAGCAGCGGATGCTGATTACCAAGCCCTCTCGGATAACGATCAGGCCAAAGTTAAACAGCGCTTCTATGACAATGTGGTTGCTAAAGATTCTAGCTTTGCGGGTTTACCTGCACAAGAACAGGAGAGTGTGAGAACACGCTTCTTCGGAGTCACGCCCCAAGTTACCGAACAGCCACAGGAAGCACAACAGCCCCAAGGCTTTTTAGGACAGGCTAAGGACACTATTCTTACTGCCGCAAAGGCAACAGCTCCCGCCGTTTTAGGGGCCGTCGCTCCAGGTCTTGCTAATGTGAAAGACATTATGCACATGTCTAGTAGCGCACAAGAAGCGGGCGGCGGTATCTCGGAATTCTTAGGGAGCAAGGGCGTTCCCGCGCCTGTTTCTGCAACTGCCGGATTTGTTGCTGGAATAGCACTAGACCCCATGACTTATGCCACCGGTGGCGCAGCTAGGCTCGGCCCTGTTGTGCCTCGTGTGGCTAGTGAGCTTGAACAGGTGGGGGCTCGGTTTGGTTTGTCCCTGACAAAGGGAGAGATGTTAGACTTTAAACCTATGCTCCTTTTGGAACGGGCGCTAGAGAATACGGCCGGCGGTGCCAAGTATTTAAAGGTGTTTCGTGAGAACCGGCTTGAACAGTTAAACAAACTTCGCGACACTCTCGTCTCGCGGGAAGCATCCCCACAGGCGCTAGAAAAGATCGGTTTACAAATCCAGGACACGGCCAAGAAGTTGATGACCACACAGGAAGCGGCCCAAACTGGAATGGCTCAGTCCATGCTCCAGACGGGCGCCCAGAAGATGGGTGTGTCTTCGGAAGGTGCGGCTGCTACCGGATCAAAGGCGCTAGAAGCCATTCGTAACGCTTCTATCGCCGCCAGCGACGACGTGAACAAAGCCTTCTCAGAGGTTGAAGCAGTAATGCCACAGAACTTCGCTCAGCGCGCAGACGCAACTGTGCAAGCCGCCAAGTTAATGCGGAAAAAACTAGACGACGCACAACCGTCCCTCCGCGACGAGCAGTTAGGCCGTATACTAAACGACTTCATTCCAAAATCTAAACCGGGCAGTGTTCCTGCCGGACAAGCCTTGCCACAAGCGACCTTTACATGGGCACAGCTTAAAGCCAACCGCGAGGTGTTAACGCAGTTAATTAATGGCGGAGACGGGTCTGCCGCCTTTGGTGTTAAGGGTGGGACAGGGGTTAGTACGGCTGCTTTAGGGCGCCTTAAAACTGCCATCTCGCAGGATATGGAAACAATGGCCCAGACAGTGGGCGGGGATGTGTCGGAGAAATATGCTGTCGCTCGTGTCATGCACGGCAATATGAAACAAACCTTCGATAACGACACAATCCGTTCCCTCATTAAGACTGCGGATACAAAGCCGGAACTGTTCATCAGTCAGGTGTTTGCCCCCGGTCGCACCACCGAGCTAAACAACGTCCGTAAAATTATAGGCACAGAGAAGTTTAACGGCCTGAAAGATCGGTTCACCACTACGTTGTTTGGGATGGACAAGGATCAAGCCTTTAATCCCGCCATGCTCCGGCAACAAGTAGCTAGATACGGCAAAGAGATGCTAACCGAAACATACGGCCCGAAGGGCTATCAGGATCTAACGAACCTCGCTCTACAGGTCGAGAAGACAGGCACAATGCCAATCGACAATGTGTTTGCTCGGGCGTTAATTGCCCGCTCACCTGAAAAAGTCATGGACTTTGTGATTAGGCCCGGCAATACGGGGAACATCGTTAAGGCCCGGCAGTTGGTGGGTGAACAGGTCTGGAAGGAGTCTGCCGCCTCTTGGCTCGACCAGTCTGTGCTGGCTAAGAACCCCGACGCTATCGTTAATCCAGCTCAGTTTGTAAAGCTGTTGGATAAGTATGGACACGATACGATCAAAGCCGCCGTGGGTGACAGGCAGTTTAAAACCATTGCCAAGATCGGGGCTGTTAGTCGTTTGATTCAGAAGGCAGAACAGGTTTCAGTGAATACCAGCAATACAGCCGGGGTCGGTGCAATGATGAAAAGGATTGTCAGCCCGGTCGGCGCCCTTATGGAGTTTGTGGGTTCCCGCGCTATAGCGAAGTGGTATTTAGACCCGAAGGCTTCTCAAATCCTGCTAGAGGGTTTGTCAGCAATGCCTAAGAGCCGCGCCGCCATCAGTGCAGCCCGGCAGTTAGCCGCGATTAGCGGGGTTCAACTGGCCCAAGAGGGCGTCGAGACTTTACAGGCACCGCCGGCCCCCCGATAAAGACGCCACAGAACATCCACAGTGTGAACGCCAATATGGCGCCCACGAACCAGATGACGGCTAGCGACACCACGACCATCAGAGTAATTAAGAAGACGGTAGTAATCATACAGTAATCCTACCACAAAAAGTCTCATACCGCAAGAGGTATCTTACAGTGCCCACCAATCAAGTAAAAGAGCTGTTTGCCAAAATTGAACATATGGAACGTCGCTTAACAGAAGCATGCACAGATCTCGTATGGATAAAAAGAATACTGATGGGGGCGGCAAGCCTGGGAATTATCGGAAAGATAATCGGGTATATAGCTAAATAAACGGTGTGGCGGGAGTTTAACTTTTATGCGCGTTTGCGTCAGATGTGCGAAGTCCAGACGGTGTAATGAGCATTACGAGAAAGACAGTAAGACAGGTAAGACGTGGAGTATCACTAGCTGTGCCTCCTGTGGTTACAACTTCGACATAGAAGAGAGGATCCCCTCCAATTACCCCGCCCACAATTCCCCTGCTCCTAACCCTAACTCGAACGAAGAAACTCCCCACAAGAACATTAGGCGTTCTTTGTTCCGCTGACCTTAGTCTCTACACCCTTGAGGATACGGTCAGGGAAGGCCCTAAGATCGCCGGCACGACCGCAATACCCGCCGGGACATACAAGGTTGTCATCTCTTATTCCCCCCGCTTTAAACGTAGGCTACCGCTGTTAATCGACGTACCGGGGTTTGAGTACGTACTCATCCACAGTGGTAATACAGAACGGGATACGAAAGGCTGTATTCTTGTCGGGCTTACCCAGGACGATGAGGGGGTTTACAGCTCTATAAAGGCAGAAGAGAAGTTAATGGCGTACCTAAAGGGTAAGTCTGATGTCCGTATTAGAATACTGTAGGCATGAGTTTTTACTAGTGTGGGATGAGCCCCTTGGGCGACTATACATCTGTACGATATGTAGTCAACCAAAAGAGGTGCGGTTTTAAGAGATGTTAAGGGGAAGTTCCTTACGACAGTCTGTACGACAGTTAATAAAGTCCCAGGACGTCTGTAAGGCGTAAAGCTGCCGCATCTTACATACAATGTAAGTTAATTACACGCTATATTTGAGTCTTACATGTCCTTCGGAGGGAAAGGGCCTTCCGTCGATAGTCCTCCTTTTTACGACAGTTTTTACGACAGTTGAGTTTCTAATTTCTCGGCTAATATAGCATACATTAAAAAGCCCCTCTATCCATTAAAGGACGGAGGGGCTATTTTTTTGTTTGTCGGAAAGGCTACGCCCTAGTGTGGACGCAAAGCTTTAGTCTCCCTTCGTCTTGTGCCATGCTTGCAGGTTCACCACAAACGAGTCGTAATTAATCATCTCTCGTTCCAGGAGAATGTGGCAGGCGACTACTTTCTCAGCCGCTTCCAGCCGTCCGACAAGCGCCGGTAGTACGCAATCGTAAATCTCCCCGTTGGCGTCTAGTTCATCTTTTAGCTTCTTCAAGTCTTCATCTGTGAATGGGATCATGGTTTCTCCTTTAATAAACTCACCCCATAGTTCAGGATTTTAAGGTGCATCTGTTGTTTGGCGTTGATGGCGGCGTTTGCTGCGGTGCGGGCGTAGACGTAATCGTAGGAGGCGCGGGAGTAGTCGTAGGAGGCGTAGGAGGCGTACCATGCGTAGTCGGCTGCGGGGTCGGCGGCGTAAGTGGATGATGTGAAGCAGACGTAGGCAATGTAGGCGGCGGCTGCCCTTCTTGTCTTCTCCGTATCATTCACCAATACAGCCTTTGCAGCCTCAATAGCCTTGCGTGGCTCTAGTTCATTTGGATGTTTTGCCTCATAAATAGGTAGCACTTGCTCAGCTGAAAATATCTTATAGGCCAAGCACTGGTGTTTGGTCATCACGTGCATGATGAGCCAATTTGCCCAGGCTAGTTTGTCGTTCTGAATCAGGTTTATCAGTCCGGCGACTGGCTCTGTAATTCCCTGAGCAAGAAACCATTCCGCGCCTTTGTCACAAGCGCCTCTATCTTCCAGCCATCTCCGATTGATGATCATGTTACACTCCCTACTTTCGGTCTTCGCACCATAGAAGGGACAGACCACTTCGCAATAGCGTCCTCTAGAAGGAAACTGAGAAGTTTGTTAAAGCTGATCTTGTACGCGCCGGCCATAGCGTGGCCCCCCAGAAGCACGTTGGGGTCTGCCGGAACGAATAGATATCCCGGTTTAATTACCCTGACCTTTTTGCCTTCTTTGTTCGTCATAATTCCCCCTTAGCCCCTAGCCCCTAATCTCTTTCGAGACTAGATTGACAGCTTCTTCCATCTTTTCCTTGCGCAGGTGTGTATACCGGTCTGCCATGGCTTCGGCACTGTGTCCTGTGAGCTTCTGAATCTGTTTTGAGCTGTACCCATGCTCGGCCAGGATTGTGGGGCCTAGGTGTCGCAGGTCATGCCACACTGTATGGAACTCAGTGCCTTCGGCCTTCCACAGCATGTAGGTTCGCAAGGCATCCCACCGTTTGCGCCAGTTGGAGAGGCTGATAGGGTTAGGGAATTTCACGTAGACATTAAACCGCTTCCCTGTTTTGTTCTGCGTCCCGGAGCCAGCGCCGGACGCCATGTTTTTAACGAAGTCTGACTTTCGTAGGAATGTGGCTGTCGCCCGACAAATGGCCTCCCATAACTCCGTGTCGTGAGACGCACACCATTCCCTAGCCCGTATAATTTCTTCCCGACTTGGAACCCTTTGGCGCGAAAGATCTTTCTCGCTAGGCTTTTCCACATACTTGAAGGGGTTCTCGGTAGGTAGTTGAATCCCCGCCATGAAGGGCTTTTCCAGCTTAGCCCAGGCCATTAGGTTTGAATAGAGACTGTGTAGCGTTCCTTGCCACCGATTCACAGAAGAGAAAGAGACTGGAGCGCCGCCCATCACGGTTTTCTTGGTAGCTGATTCCCGCCAGTTGGCGGCCATTGCCGGCGTCACTTTGTCAAAGGATACGTGGCCGAAGAACGGGGCGCCATGGTTGCGGAGAATACCAGCCGCTATCGCCGCAGATCCTGCGGTTTTAAATTCCTTGTGCTTGACGTACATTTCAACCGCGCTGGAAAACGTAATTGACTCCGCTGGTTTTGTCATATTGAACTGCCCTAGAAACATCTGATCCCGGTAGCGGTTTAACTGGAGGGTCGCCACCTTCTGGTTCTGTAACGTGTGGGGGCCACAGCCTTGGAGAAAGGGTTTAGGGTTCTTGTCCCGGAATACCCGGATAAACAAATAGCCTCGGTCGCAGAGGAGTCCACGAGGGAGGCTAGTTGACATCTTACACTTACATTCTTGTTTGCTCATAATTGTAGTGTAGCAGGTTTACGACAGTTGTAAATAGGTCGGAAGGCCCATCTGCATTTAGTGTAAGGTCTACTTTTTATGTCTTATCTACCAGTCCCGTTGCCTTACAGAGTACACAAACCACCCACGTAGCGTACATGTGATAGACACCCGCACCGTGGCAACAGGGGCATACGGACTTATCCCTCTTCGGGGATATGTGGCTGTTATCGTTGTTTTGAGGTAAGGGGTTCATACTCTCCCAGGAAGGATGTAAGATTGTCGTAGGTGGTAGAACCTGTAAAGCCCTGCCACACGGTAACTTCCCGGTTCGGTTTGTAAAACACCGAAACAACACCGATGAGTTCGCCGACACTATCTAAGACCGGGCCGCCCGACGAACCTTGCGCAATAGGGGCACTCGTCACGAGCCGAAACTTTCCCCCCGCTACCATGCCCGTTGTGAAAACCTTATCAAAACCCGAAGGGAAACCGATGACGTACACGGTGTCACCAATGAGGGGTTGATTGCCGACGGACACGCAGGGAGACTGCATCTTTTTAATTGGCACCAATAGGGCTAAATCCTTTTTCTCGTCTACGGCAATGCGTACGTACTTATGTGCCACACCGTCAGCCGTAACAATCGTGGCAATTGGCGATAGATCGACAACGTGGGCAGCGGTAAGAACCGTCCCCCGTCTATTAATAAACACCCCGGTTCCTGACCCATCTACCGCCAATCGCTCGCCGTCGGGCTTAAACGAAACAACCTCAACTACACACCTGTTTGTGTGCGCATAAACCACCTGCGGCTGACGTGCGGCGTAATGCCCCTCGCC